GGATATTATACGTGGAATTGAAACAGGCGCTTTGAATAGAACACACGAAGGTGAAAGACCTTTTATGAAAATGTTATGGCGTAAAGTTAGAAAAGAATTTAGAAGATACTTACCAAAAGGTAAATTGAGGAGATAAGAAATGGCAACAGCAGATGTAGGTGGAATACACCGAACACAGAGAAGTAGGTCTCATAGTCCAGGTGACTACAACAAAGTAACATACGTAGGACCAAATTCAACGTATTTTGCGACCGGTTCAGAAGCAGGTGCTGCAGGATTTATTATTGAAAATGCTACAAACGTAGTAATAAATTGTTCAAACAGCGGCACACTAAATGGTAATCAATGTTTAGTAAAAACGGTTTATCCTGTAGGAGTGTATTCAGTAACAATAGGTGCTACAGGTAAAGTACACGTATTACATAGATAAAGGAAATTATAATGAAACTTAAAGATATATTAAAAGAAAGTTCAGTTCTCGTTAGCCCTATTAAAACTATAAAACCTGTCGGTACCATTGAGATGGCTACTATGGTCAACGAAGACGAGCAACAAGAATCAAAGAAAATTGATACAGACTCATTTCTTGGTATGGTTAATAGATTTGGTCGTATTGGCGAAGACATTAAAATAAATGATTTACGTAGCATTGCTAATGTACTAAAGAATGTTGCTGAAACAGCACAGATACATACAGAATCTCTTCAAGAAGATTGGTTTGACAGAGTAACCGTTTCACGTAATATGAAAGAATTAAATACTCATTCAAAACAATTTAGTAAGATTGCAGAAGAAGCCGCAAGTCTTCAAGAACGTATGCAGGGTCTATATGAAGATATGGGTAACATAATGGGTCGTTATTATGAGATAAGCGAAGACATTACAGAAGATGATGAATATGAAAAATTCTTTCAGTCTGCTTTAAAGAAATTTGATGCAAGTTCACCTGCTGATATGGATAACGACAAGAAAAAGAAATTTTTTAACTATGTAGATAAAAACTACGATGCGAAGGATGAAAAAGACTAATGGTATATGTAAAGGTTGACAAAAGAAAAAGTATTGAAAAGGCAATTTCAATATTTAAACGAAAAGTAAAAGAATCGGGTATTCTTTTAGAGTTACGTGAAAGACAAGAATTTAAAAAGCCAAGTGCGGTAAAAAGAAAAAAACGAGCACAAGCTAAAGCTCGTATGAGACAAAGAAAAGAAAAAAGACCAACTAAATGGTTATAAAACTTTTTCTTTATATATTTATATAAAAACAAATACACTTTCGTACTTCCGTACATCATAAAGTGTACCAATAGAGAAATTCTATAATAGTTTAAAATAACTATTTTAATTCCAAATTCCGTAAGGAGAATAGTAATGGATGATTTATTAAAAGATGCCATTGCAGATGCCAAAGCAGTTCGTGAAACAGCTATTACTAATGCTAAGTTAGCGTTAGAAGAAGCTTTCACACCTAAACTTCAGAATATGCTTTCACAGAAAATTCAGAACGAAATCGAAATTGACGAAGATGAACACGAAGATGAAGATGTCGAAGAAGAAATGGATGATGAAGAAGCAGAAGAAGGTCGTGGCGATATGAGACGCGACGGTGATGAAGTTGAAGAAGATGGTCACGAAGATAGTGAAGAGGTAGATGAGTCTGAGATAATCGAAATCGATGGTGTAAAGTATGCACCTGTAGTCGCTGAAGAAGAACACGAAGATGAGATGGACGAAGAAGAAGGCGAAGACATGGAAAAATCTGCCGATGAAGATGAACTTGACCTTGAAGCTGTTATTAAAGAGCTTGAATCTGAACTTGACGAAGATGCCGACCTTGAAGAAGGACGTAATGATAAAGACGAAAAAGATGAAGTCAAGGAAGAAGACGAAGACGATAAAGCTAAAGACGAAGTGAAAGAAGAAGAAGAGGACGATGATTCTAAAGATGAAGTTAAGGAAGACTCTGAGTTTAACTTAGACGAAATACTTGACGCTCTTAAAGAAGAAGACGAGCCTAAAGAAGACGAAGTTTCTGAAACTTCTAAACTTAAAGCTGAGTTAGAAGAAACTCGTGCAGCAGTCAAATTTATGAGAGACAAGCTAAACGAAGTTAATCTACTTAATGCTAAGCTTCTTTTCACAAACAAGCTTTTCCGTGCACATGGCCTAAACAATGAGCAAAAAATGAAAGTTGTTGAAACTTTCGACAGAGCAACAAATCTAAGAGAAGTCAAGTTGGTTTATTCAACAATGGCTGAAACTTTTGGAAATGGTGCTAAAAACAATATTAAAGAATCAAAAGGCTCAGCTTCTAAAGCTGTTGCGTCAACAAAGAGTGAAAAACAAACAGAAGTAATTTCTGAAGGTTCAGCTCTTCGCAACAGATTCAAGAAGTTAGCCAACATCATTTAAGGGGAATTAAAATGCCTAATTATGACAACATTAATGACTTAATGAGTGCTCAATCTCCGCAAGCTGAATTGTTGAAACACACAAGAAAGCTTACAGAGAAATGGGAACCAACAGGTCTACTTGATGGAATCAATGATGAAACTAAGAAAAGTAGTATGTCCGTACTTCTTGAAAACCAGGCTTCACAGCTGGTTAAAGAAGCTTCACAGACATCTACTGGCTCACAAAAAGAAGAATGGTCAGGTGTGGCTCTTCCATTGGTTCGTAGAATCTTTGGTGAATTAGCTGCTCAAGACTTCGTAAGCGTTCAGCCTATGAATCTTCCAAGTGGACTTATTTTCTATCTTGATTTCAAATACGGCTCCGGTAACGGGCTTGCTTCCACAGGTGGCGACATCTTTGGTAACACATCAGGTTCAGGCGACGCAAGTGGCGGACTTTATGGTGCAGGTAAATTCGGATACTCTATGAAAGAACTATCCCAAACCGTAGCACATACAGATGGTGCACAAACGCTAGCACAAGATAAATACATAACCGGTTCAGTAGACCAAGAAGATACTGATTTCGAACCTTCTTTATCAAGTTCTTTAAGTACTTTGATAAAAGTTAGTATTCGTAAACAGGATTTAGACAACGTTGATGTAGACGCTGTAAGGTCTTTTGAATTAGTAGGAGATAGTGTAACAACTCAGTATCCTGCTTATACAAAGTACGACGGTAATGATACTATTTCTTTCGTTATCGCTCCACCAGCAACATCCGGTGTATATGGTGCTCACGTAACATCATCTATTGCAGTTAAATTTTCAAAGGTAGACATCCAAATGAAATCAATTCCGATTGTCGCTAAGACACGTAAATTGAAAGCAGTTTGGACACCTGAATTAGCTCAAGACCTTAACGCTTATCATTCAGTTGATGCTGAAGCTGAGTTAACATCTATGCTTTCTGAGTACGTTTCTATGGAAATCGATTTAGAAATCCTTGATATGTTAATGGCTAACGCTTCTGCTAAGACAGATAGATGGTCTGCTAAAGTTGGATTTGAATGGGATGGCGGAAACGTTTTCGCTGAATCTTCAGGTAACTCAAATGCTTACACTAAAGGCGAGTGGTTCCAAACACTTGGAAACAAAATACAAGCCGTTAGTAATGCTATTCATCAAAAAACACTACGTGGTGGTGCTAACTTTATTGTTGTGTCTCCTGAGACAGCTACAATAATTGAGTCTATTCCAGGCTACGCTGCATCTACAAACGGTGATGCGATGAATAACAAGTATGCAATGGGTGTACAACAAATGGGTGCATTAAATAACAGATATACGGTTTACAAGAACCCTTATATGTTAGAGAATCAGATACTATGTGGTTTCAGAGGAAGTAATTTCTTAGAAACAGGTGCTGTATATGCTCCATATATTCCGTTAATTATGACACCTCTTGTGTATGACCCGGTCAACTTTACTCCACGTAAAGGTGTAATGACTCGTTATGCTAAGAAGATGGTTCGTCCTGAGTTCTACGGTAAAGTCATCGTTGCAGACGTTGATATGGTGTAAGTTTAAGTTAAACTTATACACTTTAAAGATTAAGCCCCTCTTTTGGGGCTTTTTCTTTTTTTACAACCTTCAGAAACTTAATAGTTTTATATTTATATATGACAAAAGACTTTTGGAGAAATAAATGGCACAATTACCAATTTGGGCTGGTTCGAGTAATTTTAGTAGTAGTCAAACACCATATGGATTTTATGATTCAGATTCAGAATTTTCAGGTTCAGGTGTACATTCTGTAGATAGATTTTCTGATTGGGCTGCTAAAAGACTCGGATATCCTATTATAGATGTAGAAGCACAAGTAAATCAATTTAATATCAAAGATAATCTATTATCTTTACAAGGACAATCTACAGGCTCAAATTTAACACACAGACCTGTTACAAATTCTTTCGGCAGATTCATAACTCTTTCAGAACAATATGGTACTGAAGCAGGTGTTGGTGGTACGGTAGATTTCAAAACAGGCTCTATTGACATTGTTAGTGGCTCACAAGAATACGATTTAAATACATTATGGACAAACGTTTCAGAAAGTGTAGCTTCTTCAGGTAGTGGCATAGAAGTTAGAAAAGTTTTTTATGAAGGCCCTGCAGCAGTCAATAAATATTTTGACCCTTATGCGGGTGTTGGTAGTAATAATATGAATATGTTAGACGCTTTTGGTTGGGGAAATTTTTCTCCTTCAGTACAATTTTTGATGATGCCTATGTATTCTGATTTGCTAAGAATACAAGCGATTGAATTAAACGACCAAATAAGAAAATCAGCATATACATTTGAATTGATTAACAATAAATTAAGAATTTTTCCAAGACCATTAGAAAACTATAAATTACATTTTAAATATCTGATTAAAGATGACAGAGGTAATCCGTTAAAAGGTGATAGTGTAGGAAGAGTTAGTGATATTAGTAATGCTCCGTATGACAATATGGAGTTTAGACATATAAATGATGTTGGTAAACAATGGATAAAGAAATATGCTTTAGCTCTTTGTAAAGAATTATTAGGAACGATACGAAGTAAATATGCTTCAGTTCCTATACCAGGCGGTGATGTCTCAATGGATGGAGATACGTTAAGAAATGAAGCCGCTTCAGAAAAAGAAACTTTAGTAACACAACTTAGGGAAATATTAGAACAAACAAGTAGAAAAGCAATGATGGAATCAGAACGAGATGAAGCTGAAGCGTTGCAAGAAAAACTTAATAAAGTTCCATACCCTATTTACATAGGATAATAAAATGGCAGGACGCTTTCTCTCAACAAGAGATAACAACTTCTTTCATAAAGTTAATAAAGAACTTCTTGGTGACCCTGTGAACGGTAAAGACGGAATCATAGACCAAGAAGTTGTTGTATATCAACTTGACGCTGGTGAAACTCCAACTGATATGTATGGAGAATCAGCATCCGGTAAATCTTGGAAACCGGGTGTCACATTGAATTGTTTAATTGAAGCTGAAGATTTTGATTTCAATACTGATGAGTTTGGACCGGACAGAAATCAAAATGTTACCTTTTCTTTTCTAAGAGATTCAATTTTAGATGCAAAGATTGTTATTAGTTTAGGTGATGTAGTTAATTGGAATTACGCATATTGGACTATTTCTAATTTAAATGAAAATCAGTTAGTAGGAGGTATGCAGAATCAAAACTTTTCAGTAATAGCATCAGGATATCTAACACGAATAAGTAGTTTAGGCATTGAACAAGTGAGGACAATATAATGGCAGGTAGACAAGTAGAGCCAAAGTTATCAAGACCTATAGAATATACAGAAAAACGTAAAGTAAATAGGTCTCGTGAATTAAGAAGAGATGATGATAGTCTTAAAAAGAATTATTCAATTACTCTTATGGACCACGATGCGGCTGTTATGTATTATTTTAATGAAGTAATAAGACCCGCAGTTGAAGAAAATGGTAATCAAGTTAAAGTTCCTATTATGTATGCTAATCCTGAAAGATGGGCTGCAGTTAGAAAATCAGGGTGGATGCAAGACAGAAATAAAAAAAGAGTTATACCTGTTATAGCATTTAGACGAGTCTCTGTTGAAAAAGACCCAAATTATTCTATTGATAAGTTAGATGCTAATAAGCCAAGACTCAATTATCAATTTCAAAAAAAATATTCTGTAAATAACAGATACGATTTAATGAGTGCTATGAATGGTGCTGAGCCAAGTCAAGAATTTCATTCTGTAACTATGCCGGATTATATGATTATGAATTATGAAGCTATCATATGGACAAACTTCACAGACCAAATGAATAGAATTATAGAAAAGATTAATTTTACTGATGGCTCATATTGGGGTGACCCTGGAAAATTTAAATTTCGAGCAAGTATAGATAGTTTTCAAGATGCATCAGAGTTTGAACAAGAACGATTAATTAGAACTAATTTTAGTTTTACTTTTAATGGGTATCTACTGCCTGAAGAATTTAATGGCGTATCTAACACACAGAGAGGATTTTCTCCAAAGTTTGTTACAAACTTTTCAGAAGCATCAAGTAATCTAAAGCAAACATTAGATAATGAAGATTTAAATGATAACAAATATAACTTTCCACAGCAAGGCGGAATTGAGAGTCAAGTATAGGAGAGGCTAATGCCTGATGCGAGAGATTTTTTAAGAGTTAACCAAATAGGACCACAAGAAGATTTAGAGTTCACTAATTCAAATGGCGGGCCAACTCTTTACGTTATGAGAGGCACAGGTCAGCCATCAAGTTCTGCAGATGATAACGCAATCGTTACTTATGGTTATCTTAAAGGAAACTTTGTAAACAGACAAGTATATTTGTCCGGTAGCCAATCGTCTTCTCTTGATTCTGATGGAAATCAATTTTATCAAGTTACTTTCAAACCAACAGGTTCACAAAGAATAAACACAGATAGTTTAGAAGTATATTTAAACGGATTAAGTTTACGACAAAATGAAAATTCAAATGCACACTCTTCAGACTACTTTGTATCAGGTACAGATAAAGTTGTAATATATAATATTACAGGTTCATATGGATATCGTCTAAAAGACGAAGATAAATTAAAAATAAAATTTACTCAAGGATTCTAATGGCAAACTCAACGGAAATACGAAGAATCTTAATAAATTCTATAGTGTCTGTAAATGATGAAAATAATGTTTCTGAAGTATTAGGATTCAGACATACATTAAATGGTAGTTTAAAGCCTTTTAATTTACATTTAACAAGTAGTTTATCAGAAAACAATACTGATATAATCACGCAAAATTATGTTAATACTCTTATAAAAGATAGAGAAGAAGTTCTTCCTAAACAACAAAGAAGGTCTGATTCTACTACACAAGTTTATAATATAGATGTTCCTACAGGACAAGCAATAGTTACAGGAAGTGTTTCTTTAAAAATAAATGGTTTAGAACAACAAACTACTGAAGACCAAAAAACACACAGGGTTAGTGGTTCAGATTATTTTTTATCCGGGTCAAGATTTGAACAATTAGTTTTATATAAACCACGTGGTGACCATAGTGGAATCTTAGTAGATAACTCGGATACCTTACTAATTAAGTATAGAGCGGAGACGATAATTGGCTAAAATAGATTTAACAAGACAAGCAAAAGCACCACAACAAGCGGGACAATTTTTAAGAACTACAAATGTAACGAGTTCTTTAACAAGTGAATACGGGTGGGAAACAGCTGACTTTAATTTTACAGGTTCATTTACAGGGTCTTTTTCAGGTTCGTTTGAGATTGATAGAATACACGGACTTGGAATAGTTAGTAGTTCTGCACAAACAAAAGCAAATCTACCTGCAAGTACTATAAGTTCTTCTGCACAATTAGCATCACAAATAAGTGGCTCTTTTTCAAAAGCACATTTAGCCGCAAAAATACCTAATCTGATAAGTGGCTCAGACCAACTAATAGATTTGTTGCCGAAAGGAATTCGTTCAGGTTCACAAGCAAATTTAGATTCAGACTCACAGCTATTGACTTTTAATGCGTCAACTTACGGATTATCTATCACAGGCGGAAATTCAGTAGACTTATCAGGCCTTTCAGGAGGCGGTGGCAGTGGCGGTGGCTCAGGATTAGCAATAACTGCTTCATTTTCCGGAAGTATCTTGAGTCCTAATTCAAGGACATTTGATTTTCACGGTGACGCAATGACTGCAACAAATAATGGTAATGCTATAAGTATATTTGCTACGACAGGTTCTCGTGTAGTAACTAACAACGTAACGGCTTCGATGTTTTTACTAAGACCAATCGTAGGTGCGACACCTACTGCAACAGGCGGTGGCATAATGTATAGTGGTAGTGCTTTTTATGTAGGACTTTGATAGATGATGACACAATTTTTTAAAAACATAATATTTATAAGTGAAGATGAATAGCCGAATTAGGGGAGAAAAGTAATGGCAAATTGGAAAAAAGTAATCGTTTCAGGCTCAAATGCAAGTCTGAATAATGTAACTGCGAGTTACTTTAAAGGAGACGGTTCAGCATTAACGGGTGTAACAGCCGCAGTTGATATTGACTCTTTATCTGCTGTAACAAGTTTACATCAGACAGAAGACCACTTTATTGTTTCAGATAATGGTACTGAAAAGAAGATAACATTTAGTAATGTAGAAGATGGTGTATTCGGAAATGTTAGTGGAGATGCAACAATCGCAGCAGGTGGTGCATTAACAATCGCCGCAGATTCAGTTGAAAACTCTATGTTGGCAAACATCACAAGAGGTAGTATTAAAGTTGGTGGCGGTTCAAATGCTCCTACTGATTTAGATGCAAAAACATCAGGACAGATTTTAGTTGGTGATGGAACAGATATTGCTTCAGTAGCAGTTAGTGGAGATATTGCATTAGCTTCAAACGGTGCTATGACAATACAAGCTAACTCAGTTGCTTTAGCGACAGATACTACAGGCGATTATGTTCAGAACATAACAGCAGGTACAGGTATTTCATCTACAGGTGCTACAAGTGGTGAAAATATCGCACACACATTGAATGTCGATATGTCGGGATTATCTTCTGCAACAATAGGAGCTGGTACATCAGAAGTGACTATCGGTGATAATCTTACCATTAATGGTGACTTAACAATCTATGGTGATACGGTTCAACAACAAGTTTCAAATTTATTAGTAGAAGATAAATTTATTTTACTTAATAGTGGTTCTGCCGCAGGTGATGGTGGTATTGTAGTACAAACTAACGCATCTTACGCTGGCGCCGCTTTAGTATTTGATGACGACATTAACAGATGGGCAGTAGGTGCGGAAGATAAATTAGCACATAATGCGACATCAGTAGATGCTTCAGCAGCAGGATTTCAATACATAGTATCTGTTTCAGGTTCAGCTTTAGACCCAAATGATGGTGCTAATCCAAATGATTTTGGAACAGCCGCAGGTAGTAGAATAGGTATGATGCACGTAAATACAGCAACAGGTGATATATTTATTTATTCATAAAATAGAAGATAAAGGTTACATATGGGATTAATAGACAAGGTTGACCCTAAACGTAAGAAAACGACAAGGTCAAAACCAAAAACAGCAATGAACACACCAAATAGTGTTTTAGACTTAGAAAAAAAACATATTGAGTGGTTATTAAGAACAATAGGAGATTCAGTATCACTAAGAGGTTCTGATTTACAAGTTGCGATTGATTCAGTTCAATGGTTACAAAGTGAGTACAAGAGGCTAACAGGATGAAATTCGATATAGCTGAGTTAGATTTTATAAAAGAGTGTATTTATAATTCTACAATAAAAGGAAAAGATTCACTTTTTGTAGGAGCAGTATTAAATAAAGTTTTTAAGGAAGTAAGTAGACTTAAAAACTTAGAAGAAAAAAAAGAAGTAATTAGTAAGTAGTAGTAGTATAGTCTATATTGGCCCGTTAAGGGAAGTGGGCTTCAAAAGAAGTAACCAACCGTATAGTAGGAGAAGTAGTAGATGCCAAATTGGAAAAAAGTAATAACATCAGGCAGTAATGCCGTACTAAACGAAGTTACAAGTAGCGGTAATGTACAGATTAATGGTGCATTTACCGTAACTCAAACTTCGACTTCTATAACCGGTGCTAATAACATTGACTTATCTGCAAAGAACAATTATAATCTTACTTTAACCGGTAACGTTACTTTAACTCCAACCGCCTTATCAGGCCGTGAAGGACAAAGTGGACTTATCGCACTAATACAAGATAGTTCAGGTGGTCATTCAATAACATTAAATTCATTGTTTAAAACCCCTCGAGGAGATTCTATATCATTTGACACATCCGCCAACGGCATTTCTTTAATGTCGTATTACGTGGTCAACACAAGTAACGTGGCAGTCAACTATTTAGGCCCGTTTTCATAATGAACTAAGGGATAGTTATGGCAAACGGCGCTTTTGGGTTTCTTGACGAATTAAAATTCAGCACAGAGTTTAATACAACTAAGGCTACTAATACCACCAGGTCTACAACTTTAGCAACTGCTACGAAATTAGCAACTGCGACTTCACAAAGTACTATAACAACTTTTAATACTACAAAAGAAACTATAACAACTTTTAATACTACTAAAAATACCACATCAACTTTTAATACTACAAAAGAAACTACTACTGAATATAGTACATCAAAAGTAACATCAACAACTTTTAATACTACTAAAAATACTATAACTACTTTTAATACGATTACAACGTATGATACTGCTACTACTTTAGCAACTGCTACTTCAAAAAACACTACTACAACTTTTAATACTACAAAAGAAACCACCACGACCTATAATACCACATTATCAACTGCAACAACTTTAGTTACTTCGACTTCAAAAGTAACTGCAACAACTTTTAATACTACGAAGAGTACCATCACCACGTTTAATACTATTACTACTTTTAACACCGCTACTACTTTAGAAACTTCAACATCGAAGGTAACTTCAACAACTTTTAATACTACTAAAAACACTATAACCACGTTTAATACAATCACTACATATGAAACTATTACTACGTATGAAACTTCTAAGTCAACTATTACTACTTACAATACTACAAGGTCAACATCAACATCAATAGCTACGAGTACTTCAAAAGTAACTGCAACAACTTTTAATACTACGAAGAGTACCATCACCACGTTTAATACTATTACTACTTTTAATACAATAACAACTTACGAAACTTCGAAGTCAACTATTACAACCTTTAATACTACAACAACTACCATTACAACTTTTGAGACTTCAAAAACTACTATTGAACAGAGGACTACTTCAACATCGAAGGTAACTTCAACAACTTTTAATACTACTAAAAGTACTATTACAACGTTTAATACCATTACCACATATGATACTGCTACTACTTTAGCAACTGCTACTTCAAAAAACACTACTACAACTTTTGAAACTTCGAAGACAACTACAACCACTTATAATACTTCTAAGTCAACTATAACAACTTATAATACTACTTTAGCTACAGCAACAACTTTAGTTACTTCAACTTCAAAAGTAACTTCAACAACTTTTAATACTACTAAAAACACTATTACAACTTTTAATACAATCACTACATATTCAACTATTACTACGTATGAAACTTCGAAAACAACTACTACAACTTATGAAACTTCTAAGTCAACTATTACAAAGTATGCTACAACATTAGCAACTATTGAACAAAGAAGTACTTCAACATCGAAGGTAACTTCAACAACTTTTAATACTACTAAAAGTACTATAACTACTTTTAATACGATTACAACGTTTAATACAATAACAACTTATGAAACTTCGAAGACAACTATTACTACTTTTAATACCACATTAGCAACCTCTACTTCAAAAAGTACATCTACTTCAAGAAATACTATTACTACTTACAACACCACATTATCAACTATTGAACAAAGAAGCACTTCAACATCGAAGGTAACTTCAACAACTTTTAATACTACTAAAAACACTATTACAACTTTTAATACAATCACTACATATTCAACTATTACTACGTATGAAACTTCTAAGTCAACTATAACAACTTACAATACAACATTAGCAACTATTACTTCTAAGTCTACGATTACTTCAAAAACAACTATTACAACTTTTAATACTACGAAGAATACTATTACTACATTTAATACAATTACTACATACGATACTGCAACAACATTGGCAACTGCTACTTCGAAGTCTACTACCACAACGTTTGAAACTTCAAAAACAACTACTACAACTTTCAATACAATTACAACGTTTAATACAATAACAACTTATGAAACTTCGAAGACAACTATTACAACTTATAACACAACATTATCTACTATTGAACAGAGGTCTACTTCAACATCTAAAGTAACTTCAACTACATTCAACACTACTAAAAGTACTATAACTACTTTTAATACTATTACTACGTATGCGACTATAACAACTTATGAAACTTCAAAAACTACTACTACTGCATATGCTACAATAACTACTTTTGAAACAATTACTACGTTTGAAACAAATACAACAACTATTACAAAGTACGAAACTTCAAAAACTACTATTGAACAAAGAAGTACTTCAACATCTAAAGTAACTTCAACAACTTTTAATACTACCAAAAGCACTATAACTACCTTTAATACAATTACTTCATTCATTACAACTACAACTTATGAAACTTCTAAGTCAACTATTACGACTTACAATACAACATTAGAAACCATTACAACTTTTGAGACTTCAAAAACTACTATTGAACAAAGAAGCACTTCAACATCGAAGACAACTTCAACTACATTCAATACACAGAAAAACACTACTACAACTTTTAATACAATTACTACTTATTCAACTATTACAACCTATAATACTTCTAAAACAACCATTACTACTTTTAATACAAGTAAAAATACTATTGAAACACGAAATACAATTACTTCGAAAACAACTATTACAACCTATAATACTTCTAAAACAACCATTACTACTTTTAATACAATAACAACTTATAATACTGCTACAACATTGGCAACCGCTACTTCAAAGTCTACTACTACAACTTTTGAAACTTCGAAGACGACTATAACTACTTTTAATACTATTACTACGTATGCGACCATTACTACGTATGAAACTTCTAAGTCAACTATTACAAAGTATGCTACTACACTATCGACTGCAACATCAAGAATTACAAGTACATCGAAGGTAACTTCAACAACTTTTAATACTACTAAAAGCACTATAACTACCTTTAATACAATTACCACTTATTCAACTATCACAACTTTTAATACCTCTAGGTCAACTATTACCACTTACAATACTACTTTAGCAACATCAACATCAAGAAGCACTATTACCTCAAAGACAACTACTACTACTTATAATACTTCTAAAAATACTTTAGAAACAAGGTCAACCTCAACATCAAAGACAACATCAACAACTTTTAATACCACTAAAAGCACTATAACTACTTTTAACACCATTACTACGTATGCGACCATAACAACTTTTAATACTTCCAGGTCAACTATTACGACTTATAATACTACTTTAGCAACATCAACATCAAGAAATACTGCTACTTCAAGAATTACGATTACAACGTATAATACAAGTAAAAATACAATAGAAACACGGGCTACTTCTACTTCAAAAAATACTATTACTACTTACAACACAAGTAGAAATACTATTGAACAAAGAGCAACTTCGACTTCAAAAAATACTATTACTACTTACAACACTACCAGGAGTACTATTGAAACAAGAAATACAATTACTTCAAAAACAACTATCACAACGTTTAATACAATAACAACTTATACTACCTCAACAACTTTTGAAACAAGTAGAAATACTTTAGAAACAAGAGCTACATCAACTTCAAAAAATACTATTACTACTTACAACACAAGTAGAAATACTATTGAACAAAGAGCAACTTCTACTTCAAAGAATACCATAACAACGTATAACACTACCAGGAGTACTATTGAAACAAGAAATACAATAACTTCAAGAATTACTATTGAACAAAGAAGCACCTCAACTTCAAAAAATACTATTACTACTTACAACACAAGTAGAAATACAATAGAAACAAGAGCTACTTCTACTTCAAGAAATACTATTACTACTTACAACACAAGTAGAAATACTATTGAACAAAGAGCAACTTCTACTTCAAAAAATACTATTACTACTTATAATACTACTTTAAGTACTATTGAAACAAGAAACACTATCACTTCAAAAAGTACTATTGAACAAAGAGCAACTTCTACTTCAAAGAATACTATTACTACTTATAACACAAGTAGAAACACATTAGAAACAAGGGCTACTTCTACTTCAAAAAACACTATTACAACTTACAATACAACATTAGCAACTATTGAATCACGAAATACAATTACTTCGAAAACTACTACAACAACGTATAACACTACCAGGAGTACTATTGAAACAAGAAACACTATCACTTCAAAAAGTACCATAACAACTTATGCTACTACTTTAAGCACTATTGAGACACGAAGCACTTCAACTTCAAAAGTAACTTCAACAACTTTTAATACTACTAAGAGTACTATAACTACTTTTAATACAATTACTTCATTCATTACAACTACAACTTATGAAACTTCAAAGTCTACTATTACTACTTACAACACTACCAGGAGTACTATTGAAACAAGAAACACTATCACTTCAAGAATTACGATTACAACGTATAATACAAGTAAAAATACAATAGAAACAAGAGCTACATCTACTTCAAAAAACACAAGTACCGCATATGCTACAAGTACTTCAAAAAATACTATTACTACTTACAACACAAGTAGAAATACAATAGAAACAAGAGCTACTTCTACTTCAAAAAATACTACTACTTCATATGCAACACTTACAACTTATAGTACAACAACAACTTTCATTACTACTAAAGCTACTGCTACAATAACAACTTATACAACAACCTACACAACTTCTACGGTGATGGTTACAAACAAAAGTACAATAGAAACAAGAGCTACTGCAACTTCAAAAAACACTACTACAACTTTCATTACATCAAAGAATACCATTACCGCGTTTAATACAATAACAACCTACTCTACCGTGACGGAGTATAATACCACAAGAACAACTTCTACTTCGAGAAACACTTCTACCGTTTATAACACATCAAAAAATACTCAGACAACAACGGATGTGACTACTACGTATTATACGTACTTCATCACAGCAAAGAATACTTATAAACTAACTTACTATGCTACAGCTACTTCGAAAACTACGACCTACATCACATCTTACTCAACGTGGGTAGGCTATGGAAATGGGCCTGGAGGTTCACCTGTTAGAACTACTTCTAAGAATACTTCAAGAACTACAACTTTTAATACTATTACAAAACATTATACTTTCTTTATAACAAACAAAACAACTTATAGGCTCACTTCGAGAACAACTGCATCAGCATTTAACACAAGTACAACTTTTAATACTACTAAAAATACTACTACTATTTTTAATACATCAACGAGGTTTAATACGTTAAAATTAACAGCAGAATCAAGGGCTACTGCTACTTCAAAAAATACTCTTACTCAGTATAATACATCGAAAACGGTTACTACTACTTTTAATACAATAACAACTTACTCTACTATTACGTTTTATAACACAAGTAGAAATACAATAGAATCAAGAAATACAACACAAAGTGTGCTAACTATAACATCTTATAATACATCAATATCAACTATTGAAACAAGAAATACAATTACATCGAAGACAACTTCTACCGTTTTTAATACAATTACAACTTACACCACTTCAACAACTTTTAATACTACTAAAAATACCACTACCGTTTTTAATACAATTACTTCAAAAAATACTATAACAACTTTTAATACAATAACAACCTACACCACTTCAACAACTTTTAATACTATTAAAGAAACTACAACTACGTATTCTACACTTACAACGTATAGTACAATAACAACTTTTAATACTACAACGACTACAATCACAACTTACAATACTAATACAACAACTATTGAAAAACGTGCTACTTCTACTTCAAAAAGTACAATAACAACTTTTAATACTAATAAAAATACCGTAACTCAATACACTACGATTACTACGTATTCAACTATTACAACGTATAATACCACAGCAAGTACTACTACTTCATATGCAACACTTACAACGTATAGTACAACAACAACTTTTAATACAAACACAACTACCACTACTACATATTCTACAACTACAATTTATAGTACAATAACAACTTTTGCTACTACTAAAAATACCATAACTACCTTTAATACAATTACTGCATATATTACAAGTACAACTTTTGCTACTACTACAACTACACTTACTACCTTTAATACGATTACAGCATATTCGACTACTACTTCGTATGCTACACTTACAACGTATAGTACGATAACAACTTTTAATACTACAAAAACAACAGAAACTATTTTTAATACAATAACAACCTACACTACCTCAACAACTTTTAATACTACTAAAAATACCACAACTACTTTTAATACGATTACAACCTACACTACTTCAACAACTTTTGCTACAAATACAACTACCACAACTACTTTTAATACAATTACAGCATATTCGACTACTACTTCATACGCAACACTAACAACTTATAGTACAATAACAACTTTTAATACAACTACAACTACACTTACCACGTTTAATACAATAACAACCTACACTACTTCAACAACTTTTAATACTACTAAAAATACTTCTACCGTTTTTAATACAATTACTTCATACATTACAAGTACAACTTTTGAAACAAGTAGAAATACTATTGAAACACGTGCTACATCGACTTCAAAAAATACTACAACTACGTATTCTACACTAACAACTTATAGTACAATAACAACTTTTAATACAACTACAACTACAATTACTACGTTTAATACGATTACAACTTATACTACAAGTACAACTTTTAATACTACTAAAAATACTACAACTACTTTTAATACGATTACAACTTATACCACAAGTACAACTTTTGAAACTTCAAAAGAAACTACAACCACGTTTAGTACAATTACAACGTTTAATACAATAACAACTTTTAATACAATAACAACCACAACTACAACTTTTAACACTACTAAATCAACTATTGAACAAAGGGCTACTTCTACTTCAAAAAGTACAATAACAACTTTTAATACTAATAAAAACACCGTAACCCAATACACTACAATTACTGCATATATTACAAGTACAACTTTTAATACAAATACAACTACCACTACTGCATATGCTACAATAACTACTTTTAATACAATAACAACTTTTAATACTACAACAACCACAACTACAACTTTTAACACTACTAAATCAACTATTGAACAGAGAGCTACTTCTACTTCAAAAAACACTATTACAACTTTTAATACTAATAAAAACACCGTAACTCAATACACTACAACAACTACTTTTAGCACAATAACAACTTTTAATACTACAACGACCACAACTACAACTTTTAATACTACTACGACAACTATTGAAACACGAAGCACTTCTACAGATAGAGAAACGACAACAACTTTTAATACTACTAAGACTACTATAACTACTTTTAATACAATAACAACTTATGATACTGCTACTACTTTAGCAACTGCAACTTCAAGAAATACTACTACAACTTTTGAGACAAATACAACAACTACCACTGCATATGCTACACTTACAACTTATACCACTTCAACAACTTTTAACACTACATTAGAAACCACTACAACTTTTAACACTACTACATCAACCATTGAAACGAGAGCTACTTCTACTTCAAGGTCTACTACTACAACTTTTGAAACCAATAAAAACACTAACACGGTTTACAATACAATTACTGCATATTCAACTACTACAACTTATAATACTACATTAGCAACTATTACTACATTTAATACTACAACAACTACCACTACAACTTATAATACTTTTCAAAACACTATAGAACAAAGAGCTACTTCTACTTCAAAAAGTACAATAACAACTTTTAATACCAATAAAAACACCGTAACTCAATATACTACAATTACAACTTATGAGACCACTACAACTTTTAATACTACGAAGTCAACTACTACAACTTACAATACCACAAGGTCAACAATTACTTCTAAGTCTACAATTACTTCGAAGACAACTACTACAACTTTTAATACTACTACATCAACTATTGAAACACGTGCTACAGCAACTTCAAAGAGTACCACAACAACTTTTGAAACTAACAAAAATACGGTTACACAATATACCACAATTACAACTTATAGTACAATAACAACTTTTGAAACTTCAAAAGAAACCACTACAACTTTTAATACCACTACATCAACTTCTACTTCTAAGTCTACTTCTACAAGTAAGACTACAACAACAACTTTTAATACTACAAAAACTACAATTACTACTTATAATACAATAACAACTTATAATACTGCTACAACTTTAGCAACCGCAACTTCAAAAAATACTACTACAACTTTTGAAACTTCAAAAAGTACTACTACTGCATATGCTACCATTACAACTTTTGAAACAATAACAACTTTTAATACTACAACAACCACAACTACAACTTTTAATACTACTACATCAACTATTGAAACACGTGCTACTTCTACTTCAAAAAACACTACTACAACTTTTGAAACCAATAAAAATACGGTTACACAATATACTACAATTACAACTTACTCAACTATTACTACATTTGAGACAAATACAACAACCACTACAACTTTTAATACAATAACAACTTTCAATACAATAACAACTTTTAATACTACGAAGTCAACTACTACAACTTACAATACCACTACATCGACTGCTACAACATTAGCTACTGCTACTTCGAAGTCTACTATTACAACGTTTGAAACTAATAAAAACACCGTAACTCAATATACCACAATCACTACATATGAAACCATTACGACTTTCAATACCACAACAACAACCACTACAACTTTTAATACAAATACAACTACTACTACGACTTTTAATACTACTACGACAACTATTGAACAGAGAGCTACTTCTACTTCAAAAAACACTACTACAACTTTTGAAACTAACAAAAATACCGTAACTCAATATACCACAATCACAACGTTTAATACTATTACTACATTTGAGACAAATACAACAACCACTACAACTTTTGAGACAAATACAACAACAACTACGATTTACAATACTACTAAAAATACTTCTACTATTTTTAATACAATAACAACTTATAATACTGCAACAACATTGGCAACTGCTACTTCGAAGTCTACTACTACAACTTTTGAAACTAATAAAAATACGGTTACCCAATATACTACAATTACAATATATGAAACTACTACAGCTTATAATACTACATTAGCAACTATTACGACTTACAACACAACTCAAAGTACTACTACAACTTACAATACCACTACATCGACTGCTACAACATTAGCTACTGCGACCTCAAAAAGTACTATTACGACTTTTGAAACTAATAAAAATACGGTTACTCAGTACACTACGATTACAACTTTTGAAACAATTACTACGTTTGAAACAAATACAACAACTACTACGACTTTTAATACTACTACGACAACTATTGAAACAAGAGCTACATCGACTTCAAAAAATACCATTACAACTTTTGAAACTAATAAAAACACCGTAACTCAATACACTACGATTACAACTTTCAATACTGCTACAACATTAGCTACTGCGACCACAAAAAGTACTATTACAACTTTTGAAACTAATAAAAACACCGTAACTCAATACACTACGATTACAACTTTTGAAACAATTACTACGTTTGAAACAAATACAACTACCACTACGACTTTCAATACTACAACAACTACTTCTACTATTTATAACACAATAACAACTTATAATACTGCTACAACATTGGCTACCGCAACTTCAAAAAATACTACTACAACTTTTGAAACCAATAAAAATACTAATACGGTTTACAATACTACAACAACCACTACTACAACTTTTGAAACTACTAAGACAACTACTACAACTTTTGAAACAAGTACAACAACTACAACAACTTTTAATACTACTAAAAGTACTATAACTACTTTTAATACGATTACAACGTTTAATACAATAACAACTTTCACGACAACTTTCGAGACTATTACAACTTATAATACAAGCCGTATCACAAGTTACTACGTATCTTAAAAAAAATCACTTTTAGAAAAAAAACTTTATATTTATATATGTGTATATAAAAGGTTATCTAAGGAGTTATAATGCCTAAAATGAAATCTGAAATGTTTGACCCTTCCGTTGCTAATGAAAGGATAGGGGAGTACGAAAAAAATAAATATTTAGTTGATAATCTCGCAGGAGTGGATAAATATTTTAGAAAACGTATGAAACGGTATACTACTGAATTTTCATATGATGTAATGGCTAACGAAATAGCCTATTTTAAAACTATAAATTATACTGAATACGCTACTTCATTTATGATGTGTCCGTTGAGTCAAATAATGAGAGAACAACAGATACGAGATGCATATTATGATGAAGAAACTGAAGAATATCCAATATTAGATTGGGTAACATATTTTAAAGAGAACGTAGAAAATAAAGTATCTAACAAATATCAAGACAGGATAGATTTAACTGAAGACCCAAAATTTGATAGAGAACTTGAAGCATTAGTAGTTTTACCTGGTTCTAATAAAATTAAAAGTAGAGTTTGTTTAAATAAATTAAAAACTATTAAAGATAGACACGGAGATAAAGTTTTATTTAAACCACATCCAATAACACAACATCAAATTATAGGAGAATTGAAAGATTTATTTGGTGAATCGTGTATACTTCCGCGTGAAGCAGATTTGTATGCTTTTATGATGAAAGTACCAAGAATATATAGTACTAATATTAGTGAATCTTCTTTATATGCAGTTTGTTTAGAAAAAGAACTTGACCATATAGAAGTACATCAGGATATGGCGTGGGGTTCATTTTATCATATGAATTGGCCTTTGTTTATGTCTGAAGTTCGAGGCCAAGATACTCACTATTTTATTAATAAAGTTCTCTCAAGTCCTAAATGTGGAATAATTAATCCTCGAGTAGATGGAAATTGGAAGAAAAAAATAGATGACTATTTGACTTATATACATAAAGAGCGAGAATTATGGTATGAAGTATTTGTTCGTGATGACCCTATTGTCAAAACTGAAGAATTTAAAAAGAAAAAATCTTAGGAGTTTAAAATGAAAAAAGTTTCGGTTTCAAATGTAGTATTCGGTGGCGATGAGACACCTATAATTGCAGGGCCTTGTGTTATTGAATCATATAAACTTTCAATGGATGTCGCAAAACAACTTGTTAAAATAGGAAAAAACACTAAAACTCCGATAGTATACAAAAGTTCTTGGGATAAAGCAAATCGTTCTTCTAATTCATCTTATAGAGGTCCTGGTATAGAAAAGGGATTGGAAGCACTTAGAAGAGTAAAAGAAGAAACAGGTATGCCTGTACTTACTGATGTTCACGAAGTACACCACGTAAAAGAAGTAGCAGAAGTAGTTGATATAATTCAAATACCAGCATTTTTGTGTAGACAAACTGATTTGATAAAAGAAGTAGCACAGACAGGCAAAGTAGTAAATGTTAAAAAAGGTCAATTTTTATCACCTTGGGAAATTGAAAATGTTATAATAAAAATTACAGAAGAAGGTAATGAAAATATTTTAATTACAGAAAGAGGAACTCAATTTGGTTATAACAATCTTGTTGTTGATATGAGGTCGATACCTATAATGCAAGAGTTTGGATTCCCTATAATATTTGATGCAACACATAGTAATCAACTTCCAGGAGGAAACGGAACAACTACAGCTGGTATGAGAAATATGGTTCCTTATCTTGCTAAAGCCGCAGTTGCTGTCGGTTGTGATGGCGTATTTTTTGAAACACACCCTGACCCTGAAAGTGCTAAATCAGATGCATCAACACAATGGCCTTTAGGTGACTTAGAAGAAGTTATTTCAAATCTAAAAATGAAGCCGGCTAAGGTCAAAAAATCACCTAGTGCGGTTTTAGGAGAAAGTCAAGCAAAAAATAGTAAAACAATGTATAAAGACCGACTCAACAAAAAGTATCAATCACATATGGATACAAATCAAATTAATGTTATGAATTTTGATGATATTCCGTTACCTGAAAAACCATCTAATACTTTATCAGATTCTAATCCGTTTACGACAACTTGTACAAAATTAATGGATGAAAGAAACTTAACTAAAAGTGTTATTATCTCAAATACTGACGATTTAGAGTCTATGGGTGAGAATAAATCAGAAGTGATAGCTTGTGACGGATTTCTCGATACGTTAAATCCTGCAGAAGTTGATTTAAATTTAGTCACTATTTTTAATTCTGCTACAAGACTAATATTTTTACAACTTGAACCTAAAAGAAGACCTATAGAGTGGTGGATACAAAAGTTAAACTTTTTAAGAGAAAGACACGACCAAAAAGAATTAGATATTTTCGTATCTTTTACAGCTGAGCCCGCAAAACTCAGAATGATAACTTTACCTAATGATTATTATAAAAGAAAAGAAGACGAAGAAGTCAAATCTAACAAAGTAAAGGTTCCTATGATTCGATGGAACAATCCCAAAGATAAACCTAAACCAAGGATATAATATGCACACAGCAGGAAAAGTATGGGGCAAGACCGCAAATATATTTTCTAATCCTAATTTTGAAGTACACAGGATAGAAGTAAATAAAGGCGGATATTGTTCAAAACATAAACACAAATATAAATTTAATGCCTTTTATGTAGAAAGTGGTGAATTAGATATTATAATCTACAAAAATGATTATGATTTAGTGGATACAACTACGTTAAAAGCAGGTGATATGACTATAGCAAAGCCAGGAGAATATCATAGTTTTAAAGCAAACGCAAAAACTATTTGTTATGAATTTTATTGGGCTGAACTAAATCACAATGATATTGAAAGAGAATCTGTAGGTGGTGTTTAGTGCTAACAATTCCTATTAACGAATTTTTAAAAAATAAAAGAGTCGTACTTGTAGGAAATTCTGTAGAAATGATGAACTATGAGTATGGTGATTTTATTGACTCATTTGATGTCGTAATACATCACGGCGCTGCTATAGCAAAAACACAAGCTCAATATAAAAATCTTGGAAGTAGAACTGATATATGGATTACAGGTACATTTAGATTTCACGTAGTAAAAACGTTAAAAGATGACTTTGAAAGTGGCCAATATAAAGATACTTTGATATTATTTAATAGAGTTCGTACTAAATTATTAGATGTAGACTCTAATATTCCGTGGGAAAACTCATTACCACAAATTCCTAAAATAGATATGTTTAGTGATATTGAACTTATAGAAACATTAGATGAATTGAACTATATGGAAGGATTCGGTAATGGAGTTAGAGGACCTAAAAATGGAATGAGACCTTCAGCTGGATTTATGTCTTTATTATATTTTACCCGCAAAGTAACTTCTTATAAAAGTTTAGATATTATAGGATTTGATTTTTTTAGAAAAATAACTGACGAGAAACGAGGAGGCGGAGATAAGCCTTTTAGTTGGTATCTTCCTATTAAAGATTGTGGTTCACATCCACATAATGGTAAGTTAGAATATGATTATGTTAAAAAGTTAGAAAAACAAAAGAAGATTAAGTGGAACGTTTTGTCTGATTTAAAAGAAGAAAAAATAAAATACGACAGAAAATGGTTAGACGGAACTATATTCAATAAGTGGGCTGATGAAAAAAGTTGATGATAAATATAGTTTTCTTCAATATAGAAAAGACCAAGAGAAGAAACATTTAAATTTAATTGAAAATACAACTAACCCGTTACATAGTATATTAACGGTTGAAATGAATTTAACAGAATTGTGTAATCGTAAATGTGTTTTTTGTCCACGACACGACCCTAAAGTTTATCCAAATAGAAATTTAAATACAACTATAGAAGATTCTACTACAATAGCGAAACGTTTAGCAGAATTTGATTATGTAGGTAGAATATCATTTAGTGGGTTTGGTGAAAACTTTTTAAATAAAGAATTTAATGAAATTGTACAGGCTATGAGAAAAGAATTGCCTAATAACGTATTTGAATGTAATACTAACGGTGATTTTTTGAATAAAGAGTCTGTTACAGAGATATACAAAAGTGGTATGGATATGTTGTACATAAATCTGTACGATGGACTTGAACAGATAGAGCCGTTTGTTAAAATAATGAAAGATTCAGGTATATCTGAAGATAATTACAAATTAAGAGCGCATCATACACAAGATGAATGGGGATTATTTGTAAATAACAGAAGTGGGATGATAGATTGGATAGGATTCGATGAAGATGACATCGAAAATTTAAAAGGAAAGCCTTGTCACTATCCTTATTATAAAATGTTTGTAGATTGGAATGGAGATGTTTTATTTTGTTCAAACGATTGGGGTAGAGAAATAGTAGTTGGTAACTTAATTCAAAGTTCTGTTATGGATGTTTGGATGGGTGACAAAATGAAAGAAGTCCGTGACAGACTTTCAGTTGGAGATAGAAGTCACAGCCCGTGTAATACGTGTTCAGTAAAGGGTGACTTATTTGGTAAATCAAGTTTTGAATTAATTAACGGATATTATGAAAGTAGCGATAACAGGTCACACTAAAGGTTTAGGGAAAGAACTATATAGTCGATTTGATGATGTAGAAGGGTTTTCATCAAGTAATGATTATGATGTTTCGGATAATTATGAACGAGCAAAGATTATTTTTGAATTAGAAAAATTTGACTTGTTTATAAACAACGCACACCCAATGTTTGACCAAACTCGTATGTTAATGGAAGTGTTTGATAGATGGAAACATAAAGATAAAACTATTGTCAATATAATTAGTAGAGCAAAGTATGACAATATATCTAAAGGGTTTATGTACTCTGCTTCTAAAGCATCATTATCACACTTATCTCATAATCTACGATTTAATACAGATAAGAAATGTAAGATAATAGATGTAAATCCAGGACTACTTGAATCAGACTTATCAAGTTTAACTTACAAAGAAATGGCTGATATTGTTATGTGGTGTATTAATCAACCACAACATATCGAAATAGGTGAAGTATCTGCTTGGCATAGAGACTCATATGTTAATGTACAAAACGAAAAAGCAAAAAAATTAAATAGATGAATGTTTATATAGGTTACGATAGTAGGCAAGATTACTCTGAACATTTTTCAGAAGTAGTAAACCCTCCGTATCAAGTATCTAAGTACTCAATAGAGAAATATAATAAAAGTGTTAATATAGAACCTATAATTGTCTCAGAATTAAAGTTAAAAAATATTTATTGGCGACAAGCAGACTATCTTTCAAGTACAGAGTTTGTTTATAGTAGATTTCTTACTCCACATCTTAATGGTTATAAAGGAATAGCATTATTTTGTGATTCTGATTTTTTGTGGCAAACAGATGTTAATGAGTTATTAGATTACTACGATGAAAAGTATTCAGTTATGTGTGTAAAACACAATTATACACCTCCTGAAAGTACAAAGATGGATGGAAAAGCACAGACACATTATCCAAGAAAAAATTGGTCAAGTCTAATGATGTTTAATTGTTCACATCCTGATATTAAAAAATTAAGTGTTAAAAATATTAATGCAAAAAATGCAAAGTGGTTACATAGATTTGAATGGACAAGTGATGAGTGTGTTGGAGAGATACCAGCAACTTTTAATTGGTTAGAAGGATGGTATAACGATAATATTAACCCAAAAGCAATTCACTATACACGTGGCGGGCCTTGGCATACTACGTGGAACGGTCAATACAAAGACAAATGGGTAGAAACATATAACAAATTAGTTAAGGAGAAATCGAATGGCTAACGAAACAAAGTTCTCAGAAGATGAACTAAAACAAATAAACGAAGTAGCAGATACTTACAGCGCTCTACAAACAGAGTTAGGTAATCTTGGAGTTCAAAAAATATTAGTAGAAGACAGAGCAACTACTATTGAAAATAGAGAAAGTTCTATTCGTGATGAATGGAAAAAGAATCAAGTTAAAGAACAAGATTTAGTAAAGATTCTAAGTGATAAGTATGGTGCAGGTACTCTTGACCCTAAAACAGGCAATTTTGTGCCGGTAAAAGAAAATAAACCGAGTTAAATATAACGTTTTGAAATTTTAAAAACTATTTATATATGTTTAACACAATAACCTCATTTTATTATAACAGGAGACAATAATGGCAGAACGAATTGTATCTCCGGGTGTATTTACCCGAGAGAAAGATTTATCATTCTTACCACAAGGTGTCGCAGAGATTGGAGCCGCAGTAGTCGGACCAACTTTACGAGGCCCTGCATTTACTCCTACCGTAATCACAAGTGCAAGTGACTTTGAAGCTCAATTTGGTGCGATAGGTGGTTCTAAGAACTACTACACAGGAATAGCAGTACAAAGATATTTGAATGGCGGAGCGCCAAGTGTGACGGTAGTTAGAGTATTAGGTATAGGAGGATACTCAGTAGACGCAGTAAACGTAGTACTTGGTACCGGACACGCGGCTCAACAACACCGAATTTTAGCAACTTTATTACCATCAAGAAAACATTCAGCAGGATTAGGCGATTTAACTTCTACTTTAGTTAGTGGAAGTCTTGATGCTGGCCCATCTGCCGGTTTTGGTGATTATGCATCAGGAAGTGTAAAGGTTAGTGTATCAGGTTCAGACCTTTTACTTAACACGATACCAGGTGCTAATTTTTCAGGTGGCGGAACTAATGCAGTTACATCTGACCCGCAAGATAATACTAATCACGTTTATATGTACAAGTATTTTAATCAAGGCGGAAAAGTTCCATCAGGAGCGGTTAGCGGTGCTAATAGTATTTCAAGTTCACTTGTTACATTGAACTTACGAGATGGTGTACAATCATTTGATGCAAATGGTAACGCTAACACTTGGACAGGTAATAGTTCATATTCTGTTGCAAGAACACCTTATATAATTTCACAGAGATTGAACGGCGCTGCTGCTTCAAGTCTGTTTAGAATTTATACTCGTGGTTCAGGTACAGAAATGAACGAAAGAATACATATTGCTATTTCTAATATCAAAGCCGCAGCATCAAACAACACATCACCTGACTTTGCTCAGTTTGATTTACAAGTTTATCTAAAGAACGATAGTGGTGTATTTTCTTCTGTTGAAAACTTCAATGGATGTAATTTAGACCCTAAAAGTTCTAACTTTGTAGTTGCTATGATTGGTGATGGACACGAAGTAACTGATAATAACGGAAAGATTACTAAATATAGCAATTATGGTAATAAAGCTCAGTTTATTAGAATCGGTGATTACACAGCATTAACAGATGGTACTAATCCAGCATTAGCGCCTATGGGATTTGGTAAAGTAAACAATCCTATAGCAGGTGGTGTTAATGTACCAAGTGCATCGTTTGTAACAAGTTCAGATAGTGACTTACAATTTGACCCAGGTAAATTTCCAGGTTGGGACTTTTCTGCAGCAAATTATATTAATAATGCTTACTTAGCTCCGATACCTTTAGATGCAGGTGTAGGTGCAAACGTATCATTTTCACTTGAAGACCTTTCAGGTTCAGCCGGTGGTAACGCAGGATTTGCTAACGCAACAACTCAGTTATCATTAGCATCAGGAACTAACGTACAACAGCGTAAGTTTAAAATACCGATGCAGTGGGGATTTGATGGTGATAATCCTGCTCGTGAAATTAAGTTTGGTAACGATATTGTTGCTAATAACACTCAAGGACTTGATTGTTCTACAGCAGTTAAGAGTGGTTCTGTTGCTTATAAAAGAGCATTGAATACACTTGCTGACCCTGACTTTATCGACATTAATATGTTAGCAACACCAGGTATTATACACGCTTATCATCCTGCTGTTAGTAACAAGGCGATGAGTATTGCATCAAATCGTGGTGATACGTTCTACATATTAGATGGCTCTAAATACAACGAATCAGTAGCAAACGCTATTAGTAACGTTGCGAGTATAGACAACAACTATGTAGCTACTTACTTTCCTTGGGTTCAGATATCTAATCCAGGAGGCGGTCCTCAACTTTGGGTTCCACCATCAGTAGTTATGTTAGGTGTCTTTTCACAGAACGATAGAATCGGTCAAGAATGGTTTGCTCCCGCAGGTTTAAATCGTGGTGGCATCGCCGCTCTTGATGTTAAGAAGGTATTAACTCATACAGACAGAGATGAATTGTATGATGGTAAAGTTAATCCGATTGCTTCTTTCCCAGGACAGGGTATTGTAGCATTTGGTCAAAAGACTCTACAATCAAGACCTTCAGCGCTCGACAGAATAAATGTTCGTAGATTATTAATTAACTTGAAGAAGTTCATAGCATCATCTTCAAGATTCTTAGTATTTGAACAAAATACTGCGGCAACGAGAAATCGTTTCTTGAACATTGTCAATCCTTATATGGAATCTGTACAACAACGTTCAGGTCTTTCGGCATTCAGAGTAGTAATGGATGATTCCAATAATACTCCTGAAGTAGTAGATAGAAACCAATTAATTGGTCAAATCTTCATACAGCCTACAAGAACTGCTGAGTTTATTGTACTCGACTTTGTTGTATTGCCAACAGGCGCGGCATTCCCTGAATAATAGGGAGGTTTGAAAGAACTAAGGGGTTCAATTATGAGCCCCTTTTTTCTTATATTATAAAACTAAGAAAAAACTAAGAAAAAGAGATACATTGTTTCTGATGATTTTGTAGTATCCTTATATTTATAATAGAACAATAAACTTAACAGGAGAAAAGCAGATGCCTGATTTGATAGATGCTAATGAGATATTTTTTACACCTTTCGAACCAAAAACGAAAAATCGTTTTATTATGGAAGTCGAAGGTATACCAAGTTTCTTAATTAGAGCCGCAAACCGTCCATCAATAGAATTTGAAGAGATTGAATTAAATCACATTAATGTTAAGCGCTATGTGAAAGGTAAAGCTTCTTGGCAACCTTTGGACATTACTCTTTATGACCCAATCGTACCAAGTGGTGCTCAAGCAGTTATTGAGTGGATAAGACTTGGACACGAATCAGTAACAGGAAGAGATGGATACTCTGACTTCTATAAAAAGAATGTTAACTTCCAATTACTTGGACCTGTCGGTGATGTTGTTGAGAAATGGGACCTTAAAGGCGCTTATATTCAATCTGCAAATTTTGGAGATTTGGATTGGTCAGTTAGTGAACCTGTAGACATAACTTGTACATTACGTTATGACTACGCAGTATTACAATTCTAAAATATGAATTTTATTAGAGAAATGCTATCAAGTGATGCGAAGATATCGTCTAAACGGGCGATAGGTTTCGCATCATTTGTTATGCTAATAGCAAGTTGGGTAGCAAATACATTTTGGCAGTTTGAAGTGAAAGACATCATTCTTGAAAACTTTATGTATATTACCATAGTTGGCTTAGGCGTAACAGCAGCAGAAAAATTTAGTCGAAATAAATAGTTATAAATTCTTAACTTAATTAAGAGGTAATTGTTATGAGTAAATTCCCTACTGAGGTAATAGATTTACCTTCAAGAGGATTAGTGTATCCTAAAGAACATCCACTTTCAAGTGGTAAAGTTGAAATAAAATATATGACAGCAAAAGAAGAAGATATTCTTACTTCTCCTAACCTTATAGAAAA